TGGATTCCAGTTATTTTTGTTGGAGCACTGGCATTTGCTGGTGATACGCCCGCTATAACACACTGTGCATGATATAGATCACCGACATCCGTTATCTTGTTCCAAAATGGTTGTACTAGTTTAAGAACTCCATTTTTATCAAAAAGCTCACAGGTTCCATATCCAAAAGTCCCGGCCCCATCTACATATTCACGAGCCTTGATCATGGTAAATTCCATGGCATCTGTTGTACCACTATCACTGACTGTCATATAATCCTCCTGTGCCTATTATCTCATACATTGTAAATAATGCCTTAATACTCATAATCTATTTGGACTACAAGATCAGTTGCCATAGTTGCTCCATCAACCTGAAAAAGATCTAGAAGTAATACTCCACCAGGAACTATATCTGTGATATCAATTGTTGTTACTTTTCCAGTCGTTACCGGCCCGGCCCCTATTGCAAGTATGGGCCTAGAAGAAAAAATTGTGCTGGCCAAATCTGCAGATGTTGGATGGTATCGGATATCAATAATTACTGGATTATCCACCGGAGCAACAGATAGACTAGCTCTTACGGATGTGATTGTCCAAGTATATTGGGTATCATTATAAACGGGCAGCCCAATTGCAATAGGAGCACCACTATCTGGGAGTACACCCGGATATGAAAAGGCCACTAGACCTATATACTTCTTAACTTCTAGAGTTTCGAGCCCGACCTGCATAGAATTTATTACAGTTGTTGCAGCTTTAGGGGATGGTTCTCTAGCATCTTGCCCCTCGGCTATTCTCTCGTAACCCATCTATGGGCCCTCCTCAAATAATTTATTTATCCGTAAAACTCTCTAGCCTCTTTGGGGCTGGCAATCTGGAACCCTTCTTCTTCAAGAATCCAGTCTGCTTCATCTGGTGATACAACTGCGAATGGGTGCTCTCTCGTAAAGGTAAATGTCTTTGTAGGTGTAGCAATATTAAAGCTAAAGTTACCTCTAGTCATTTTAATGACAATTGTTCTATCTGCATCTGTTACCGGCTTTACCGGCTTAATAATGCCAAGAAATTCTTCATCTACACCGCTCTCTTTAAGCGCAGCGATTATTTCGTCCTTAGATTTTATACCATCAATATCTACGGCATTATCTTCGGCAAGCTTTCGTAATTCTGGTACCTTAAGTGCAGTCAGTGACATATTTCCTCCTGTAGTCCCATCTATTATACCACTTTATATTACTAGGGTCGGGGGTGGGAATTTCCCACTCCCCGACCCTAATGGGTAGTTATCAGCCAGTCTTGACGTTCTTAGATACGACATATGCATCTGCATTTTCGATCTGAACACCAACACGAGCGAATACTGTGTACTCGATTGCATCCTTCTTCGGCTTGTACTCGCGTTCGACCTGAATCTCACGCTTGATACCCCAAATTCGGTTCTGCGGGAATGTCAATTCGACATATCCATGGCCAGCTACCGCCGGAGATCCGTAATTAAGGTTCTCTAAGAATAGAGGAACCTCTTGAATCGGAATTCCGAAAGCACCAAGACCCTGTACGACCTGACCAGCGGGACCGGAAGGTGCCGCTGGGTCACCACCGAGAATCCGCTGTGACAAGTCGAGCGGGCTAACGGTATTGGTGGTTGCTGTAAGGTTGTACAGATAGTTCTGGGCCAGGACTGATCCTGTGTAGAACTTCAACTGGTTCCGACGTTGCAGGTACTTTCTCGGCATAGCCTTAATAGCTGTGTCGAAGAGTGCCTTACCAATAACGGCACCAGCATGGTCTACAACATGGCCACTAGCCAAGGATAGCTTCTTAAATCCGTCGAAAGCCTTATACAGTGGGTCAGATGTGACCAGAGTGTCGCCGTTGATAGCTAAATCTTCCACATCGTTACCGAATGCAGTAGCCATCAGCCTTGCAATGTGATCCTCCAGTGCCGCCTCTTCAATGTTATCTTCAAGAGACTCACGGGAAAGCTCCCAGTCAAGACGCAACTTCTTGGTCGTCAGAGATACCTTAGAGAAGGTGGGATCTGCGTTCACACCATCGTCAACTGCTTCGGTAGCCAGGCGGACGATCTTCTGTCCGACGTTAACCTTGTCAATATCGACAACCTCTGAGCGCATGCGTACCGTCCGGCCTTCATTGGCTAGAACTGTCGCATCCCACATGTAGTCAATGAATACGTTAGATTGCTGCGGATTCATAAGGCCACCACCACCGGTCGCTGCCAGTGTAGTGGTTACTACCTTTTCAAATAGTTCATTATTACTCACGTTTATTTTCACCTACCTTTTCTTTTTATGATTTAGTTTGAGAGTCTATCGGCTGCGAGGAAGCTGCCATTCCAGATACTCTTTTCTGATTTTGTTATTACCTCTGTAGATCCGCCAAGATCTCCAGACTTCTTAGTTGCGGTTGCCGCGTCAATTACGTCAACCTTGGATACAGTTGAGTCTACGGAAGACTTAACCTCATCAAGCTCGGCCTTTAGTTCTCCATGAGCCTTCAATAGCTCATCGTATTTGGCCTCAAGATCCTTTGTAAACGATGTGATTGCCTCAGTGACAGTTTCGATCTTTGCCTCTGTATCAGACAATGCCTTGGTAAGCTTGTCCGAAATAGTTGTGGTAAGATCCTCAAGAGCCTTCGTGAAGTCCGGGCCTTCGGTGACCTCGGCCTCCGTAACGTCAGCCGCCTTCTCGACAACCTCTGTGGTCGCCTCTTCAACTACCTCTGATGCCTCAGTATCTACCGCCTTTTCTACGACGGGTGTTGCATCTGTTTCATTTTCCACCTGTGTACCTCCTTCACTTTGATTTTCCTCTGCTGTTTCTGAGAGAAACTTTTGAACAATGTCTCTAAGATTATTAGAGTCATTTGTCTCGATCCAGCCAATATTAGTCATTGGATCGCTGCAGATGGCACAATTGGCACTTTCTGCATCCTTAGCCATAGCAATGTTATCCTTATCGCACCAGAAGACCGTTTCTGTACTAGTTTCGGCTACCATTCCCTTTAGTACTAAACCGTCATCTGCCTTTTCAATAGAAAAGATATTAGCTAATTGGTTGGCCGGACTATCTACTAGACTTAGTTCTACAAGCTCATATTTATCTACGACTCTAATTGTTTTATCTAGCGCCTTATCAAAAATGGGGGATGACTCTAAAATCTTTCCCCCGATAGAAAATCCCGTAAGGGTTCCATCAATAACCTTTTCCCAGGTTTGCGGTGCGCCCTTACTAATATATGCCTTTACAAAAATACCATCATACTCTTTATTTGTTTGCTGGTCAAAATATCGTTGTTCTTGAAATGAAAGCATTCTGCCTACGGCATTATTTTGATGCATCTCTCGGACATTCCCCCGAAATTGTTCAAAAGCTGCTCGGCTAGCATCGGCTTTGAGGATATCGTCCTGTCTATCAGCGTTATCGAGGGTCGCAAACCCTGAGACTGTTCTATTTTCTTTGTCAACTTTCGCAAATGACATAGAAAGCGATATGGTATCGCCAGATACGTCCCAATGGGACTTGTTTATATCCATGGTTTACTTAGTGTAATGTATATGTAATTATAATGCAAATAAAATGACATTAAGGTGTTGCTCTACCGTCTCCCTGAGCGTTTCTACCGCCCGTACCGGCGTCAGATTGATTTGCCGCCCGATTTTGGTCCCTTGTTCGTGACTGATTAGCTGTAGCCGTTTGATCTGCTGCTTTCTGAGCCGTTAGATTAACCGGGGCGTCTCCACCCTCTCTTGGAGGATATCCAAGTTGTGCTCTAGCCTCATTTGGGGTTAATACTTGCATTCTTACGAGACGTTCTATAATCTTTGACTGAGTATCCTCATCTGTTAACGTCAATTCATTGAATTTAAGAATAAACATATCAGTAAATTCAGCAATGAATGGTGCTAATAGTGTTTCTAGTCTAGATTGTTCCGGCCTTGTTACCTGTTCTTTAAACCCTTTATCAGCATCCTTTGATGCAGCAAGTGATAGACCTCCTGCCATTCCCGCCTTAGATTTGGGAGTCCTATGGGCCATAAAGATTTCATCCATATTAGCTTGTCGATATTGAGAAAATGAGGCATCTTGCTTTCCGGCCTCAACCGGCTCCATCTTAAACTCAACTTTGCTTTGAGGATCATCTGCTGGCAAAGGAACGTAAAGCGTTCTATGATTCTTTCCCTTTAGATTGGTCTGGAAGAATTCAATTAATTCTTTTTCGGAACGTCTAGATAGTGTTGCACCCTTAAGTGTAATAACATATCTTGGCACAGCCTTAAATTCAAAGTAGTCCAGATTAAATCTGGCTGCGAACTCATCCCCAGCTAAAGCTTTAGCGGCAGGTACTATATCTGGAATCCCATAATATGTCTCTCTTGGGGTATATTTCTTAATATGAATGACTTCATTGGGTACTGGCTGACCACTAACCGGATCTACTGTTTTTAAATCTCCATAATTTCTAAAGAATATAACGTAGGGTCCGATCATTTGGACATAGCCATCACGCATAGTCCTAATTCTCATAGATGTAGAAG